AATCTAGAGTAAGCGTTCCTGCGGGTCCTGCGCTTGAAGAAGCATTGCTTCCCATCGTTACTTCTATGGTCGTAGCACTTGGCACAGCTATTACTTCAAAAAGTATATCATCAAAATCAGAAGAGCTAAAACCTCCGGGCACAGAGGTGGCGCTAGAACCTAAAATAATATCGCCTGCTTCAGCATCATGAGCGGTACTGGTAGTAAGCGTAACAGTGGGTGAACCACTCACGGTCGTGAATGTGGCTCCTGTTTGTTGACGAGCTGTATCTAAAGGAGTGATATCATAAAACGCTCCTTCAAAATAAATGTAAAGACACTTATTAGTTCCAATAGCTGCATATTTATTGCCAGCCAGATCAACCCAAGTATGTTGATCACGTCCTGCACCTATCAAATTATTATCAACCAATTGTTCCCAACCTCCAATTTTTTCAGGAAAGCCATAACGGAAACGAGAATAATCGGCGTTAACCCATTTCCCTTCGGCTCCTGTATCAGAAGATTGTTTATCTAATCCAGGCTTAAGTCTGATTTTATGTAGCATAGAAATCCGTTTCTATTACAAATATACTAGATCTTAGTGGAGATCAACTCCTTACACCATCCATTTTGATAGTCAATAATCATGACTTCTTTAGCTTTTGCTTTTTGAGCTTCAGTAATGATCCTAGAAGGATGTTCCCTGAGCCTTGTTTTCTGTATCTTTCCCCCTCCTAATTGTTCTAGGAATGGGAGAAGCTTGGTGTCGATCTCATTCATATTCCAAACATGGGTATAGATACTGGGATCAGGTCCGAGCATGTCGGTGTTCGTTCGGCAATGAATTCGAATGTAGTTGTTTTTTAATTGTCCTTGATAGGTCTCTAGAAAATGATCCAAGTTATTAAGATGAGGATATATTTCCTGGCAATAATAAAAGCCAGCAATGATCTTGTCGATCGGCTCACGGTAGACAGCAATTCTTATTTCACATTCTTTAAGCTCTTTATGATAGGCTTCAAAGCCTTTCTCGCGTCCGATGTAGGAATCTTTCCCACAATAATCCTGAACATTGGTACCGCTATAGGCCGTAGGTTTCTCGTTCCAGAGAAGCTGGCCGAGATAGTTAATGATGGTCGTGGATCCTGCTTTATTATTCCTGACATACCCCAGACGTTTACCGCCTAAGGTCACACGAACCAGGGCCATTACTTAGGAACGCCTAGAATAGGACGTCCATCAAGTAAATTCGTTTTAGCAAAAGGACCGTTGGCATGATTGTAATGCAGAAAGACCTGAGAACATACTTTACCTTCGAAAGGTTCACGCCAATGTTCGAGATCACATCCAGCATAAATGAGCATGTCTCCTACTTTAAGCTCAATACGGGTTCCTTTAGGGGCTCCAGGTTTAACGATCGTAGTCGTTTCGCTTCCAGATACAATACTGTTAGTTTCAGTAGGGTCTAAATAAATAGGCCACTCATCTCCTCCTAAATGGACGGTCGTAGAGACCTCACAACTGGGTCGATCTTTATGACGATGTAAGATATTTCCTTTGTCATAGACTCGAGTGTATGAGTACGTTGGAATTAAATCTAAACCTGTTTTTTCTTTCATGACAGGAATCATATGCATTAACAAAGTCTCCATCACCCAGTCTCCATATTTAGAATAGGTCCCAGGCACTTGTGGATCGTCGCGTTTTCCTACACATGGGCTATAGGGATTTACTTGATTATTTTTCATCATAAAATCCACAGCGTCTCGCTGTAGCATCATATAATTAAAGATAAAATTGGAAAGCGTTTTGGACAAGGCTCCTTTGATTACTTGATATTTTTTTGTTTTAAAACTCATCCTACTTTTCCATCTTTATCTATTTGAATAAAGTTAAAAGAAACCGATACACGCCAGCCCTTTTCTCCTTTTTCTTTGGATTCATTCATTTCTACACCATGAGACATCCATGCAGGAAACATAATCATTTGTCCTTCGAGTGCAGGATATAGTACCACGCGCCAAAGAGCTCTAGGGATTCCCTTCACACGTCGAGGCAGTATAATATTAGGTCCTGGCCTTGGGTCTTCGACAAATAAACATCCTGAATTCTTCGGAACTTTCACATAGTAGACACCCGACCATTGAGAATTGGGATGCATGTGCTGTTTGTTATAGGACCCGGGATAATTAATGTTCGCCCACATATTTCCTAAGGCTGGTTTAGGTTCCATGCCGTAGTCTTTAAAAATTTCATATTGCATGCTAAAAAGTTCATCGGTCAAAGGTTTATATTCTTTTTTAAAATTCATGTTCGTTGGACTATGCCACCCTCCGCCTGCATTCGTTTTTGTTTCACTCTTATCTTTTTTACTCCAGGCTTTAATATGTTTGAATAAATGCTTATTCATTTTTTGAGGATCCTTAACCATTTTAAAATAGACAGGAGTCGGGAATAGAATTTCACGGTTCATTTAAATGGGGGTCCTCCGAACCACATTACTAGGGAGCGTCGGATACCTTTCTTAACTTTAGCCACCCGATGACGAATAAAACTACAAAAATAAATTGCTTGTCCTTGTATAAGTTGAGGAGGTTTATTGCCTTCACTCATAAACTCCAGATCTCCTCCTTCAAATTCATTCTGGGGAGAAAGTAAAATGGTCATGGATATTTTTCTAACAGGGGGTTCAGACTGACAGTTCACTTCAGCATCCATATGCCAGTCATAAAATCCTCCTTTCGGATATTCGGTAAATTGCGCCACCTCGGTAATCTGCATGCCTTCATAACCAAAATGATTACCGTTTACTTGTTTCATCGAACGTTCAATAATTTTGTACATGTCTGGCATTGCTTTAAAAGGAATCCAACTGATGGTTGTAATTCTTTTTTTAGTATCATATTTTCCTCCTTTTTCTCTGGCTCCTATTTTAGCCTCTTCAGATTTTTGCTGATGGCCCATATCAATAATTTGCTGACATTGTACAGGCGAAAATAAAGGGCTAGTCGTAGTCGCTAGTAAAGATTTCCATTTAGGTTCAAAGATCATTGAGCCGTCCTTGAAGTAACTGGGTTATAATCTACGTCAGCATTACACACCAGCGTTCTTCTTTTTTCTTTTTTATTGGTGAAAGGGTAAACAACATGTCGCATATCATAAGGAAAAATATAAAAGTCTCCTATCTTCATTTTAGGGGAATAATCCGCTTTAATAAATTGCCCTGCAGCACTTCCTAGTATTTGAAGTTGTCCGTTCATCGGTTGATCGGGTCGTGCTATTTCAGGACCCATGTCTTTGGGAAGTTTAAGAATCATCACTGAGGATAAACCCGTGAAGAGTTTACCTTGATGAATATGAACAGGATTATAATCTCCCGCTTTCATTTCATTAACCCAGATGGAATTAATATCTATGGTATATTCTTGAGTCTTATTCCATTTTAAATAATGATCAAATATCGAATAGAACCATTTATAAATGTCATCGGAAACATAACTATGGGCATGCATTCTTTTGTTCGTGGGACCTGCATAAAATAAAGATACTTCATCAGGAATTTTTCCTGAGAGTTGCTTAGAGGCATTGGGTAAATGTTTCTTTTTAGTTTCGTAAATCTCATTGAGGCCTACAAACACTTCAAGGGGCACCTCATATTTTATAATAAACTGCCCTAAAGCTATAACATCAAATTTCATACAAATTTAATCTTTCCATATTGCTTTATAATTTCTGGAGGAAGGATATTAACATCTGTTTTACTTTTAATCAATTTTTTTGTTTTAATGGTGTGCATTCCTTTACCTACGCCAGTGTCGTCATACCCTAATCCATTCATCACCACTTGATCTAGATCAATAAATCTATGTTCAAAAGGAGGAATGCCCAAAAACTTATAGATTCCTTTAAGAGTGGCTGTAGGTTTTTCTACGATCTCTTTAAAGTCAACAAAATGACCTAGGTGTTTGTTTTCAGATTTTAATAAATTTTCCATACAATTTAATTCTCTTGCAATAAGCCCCTTAGGGCGCATTAAATAATGACAAGCTTCAGTGGAACTCTTAGTAGCTTTTCGAATAAAACTATCTGGTGTTTCATTAGTCCAAGTTATCCATGAAGCCAGAACTTCTAGAATAGGTCGTACTAGAAAAATAATTTTAATATCTTGTTTAAAAAATTTCTTAAGAAGATAAAGATTTGCCTCGGTTCCCGCAGGTCCTCGATCAATAATATACTTAAAATTCCAGTGTTGATAATAAGCTGGATAAATCATATTTAGTACATTGTCTAAAGAGTAATGATCAGGATAATTTAAAAAAATATCTTTAGACTTAAGAAGAAAAATATCTTTTATAATCTCCAACACAATACTAT